CACGCTCGTTATCGAGTTCTGCCATGCGTCTTACTGCTTCTTCGCCACCTGCCATTTTTGCCAGGATATCGTTTAGTTCGTCCAAACGAACGCTACTGCTGGCAGTTGGAGTGACAATGATTTGGTTAGTTGGTACCTTCTTAATCATGCCCTCTTGATGTAGTGCGTTCAGCGCATTCCTACCATCACCAATAGTTTGTCTAAACAAGGCATCTGCAAACTCTTTGGCCTGCTGACCTACTTCTGACTCTAGTGTACTCATAACGCTATCGTGAATGATGCGAGGTAATGAATCACTATAAGCAACTAATGCCATGTGAGATTCATTTGGTACTGTTCTATATAAAATAACCACCTTGCGGTTATTATGTTTTCCTACGTGTTTAATCATTTGATGTCTCCTCTGTTGACTCTGTTGACTCTGAACCAGCTTCTGGTGTAGAACTTGCCGCTGTTGCTCTGTCAATAAAAGTCTTTAATTTAGTATGTATTGCACCAATTGCTTGGAATTCTTCCGCTTTGAATGCACCGCGAGCGCTACAAATATCAATAATTTGTAAGCATAATTTTAAATCATTTAATGACAATGATAAGTCTGTTTGTTCTGACATAGTTGATCCTTTAGTTTAAACGTTAAGTATTTAAGATATATGGCGAATCAGAAGAAATAATCAACCGGTTTACCAAAGATTGTTTTTGTTGATTTGATCTAGAAACATACCAAAGTAGCTGGCTTCTGCTGGAATCTCAAAAGCTACTCGTTTGTTAAATGCTATAGATCCGCTTTCGGTGATAAAGTAATAATCACCAAACCAAAATCTACCTGCTAGATTTTCGTAGATCCAGTCTGTGATAATTTTTTCGCTGGTGCGTATTTCAAAATCAATAGGAGTAAAATGCAACGGACAGTTTTCTGTACGTCGCAAATCATGCACATTTAGATAATTTATCTCGCCGTATTTTAACATATAAGGCTATTATAGTAGTCTTTAGATAAAATGTCAAATAAAAATACTATTCTGTTTACGCTAGACGGGTTAACCGTAGAGTGTACCTCCCTGTCATCAAAAATAATAACTTGATTATTTTGCCAGTGTACAGTTTCGTCACCAACAGTTATTGATGCCTCACCTGTTGTTTTAATTCCTAGGTGTACACGTAAGTGATCTGAATCGTGACCTTTATGCGGTTTGATCTCTGCACCAGGTCCCATGATACTGAACACACAATTGTCGTAAATTGGTATTTCTGTCATTAAACGTTTAACAGTGGGGCATTGTTCTATAAACCGCTCATACCTTACGCCCTTGCCTATAAAAGGAACAAATAACCAACCGCCCGTCGTTCCTATATAGGGCTGATTGTTCTGTACCCATTGTTCTTCTGTATACTGCTCAAAGTCTGCAAGCAGTCCAGGATAGTTGTCCTTGAGTACTTGTGTAAACTGCCAAGACTCTGCATTTAAGAAATTCATATGGCTTTTATTTTGATATAAGGCTTATTTCCTGTGCCCGCAAATATCTCATCTCCCTTATATTGCTCGGGACAGAACTTACACTGTGGTATAGTATTGTTGATATTTTTTATAAATTCTTTTTTAGTTGCATAGTCAGCATCAATAGACAGTGGTTCATATGCTAACATAAGTTCTCGATCCTCTTCTGATACATCAAGATCAAACTGTTCCAACAAATCTGGAAATTGTGCAACGGTACCACACTTATATAATTTGCCATCTTTAAAGGTATGACAAACACTATGCGCACAATTTTCATGTGCAATGTCGGCATCACTGTCATGTAATTTAAAACTACCAGGACCAGTTTCTATCAGAGGTCCCTGGCTAAACCACCACTCAAATCCTATGGCAGTTATGTTGTCATTGGTATCTACTATAAAATACTTTTTGTGGTATCCATCACCCTCGTCAAGTTTTGTTCTCTTGGTGGGTATTACACTTTTAATTTCTTCCAGCAGTTGGTGTTCATCTACTGGATTGTGTAGAGAAATATCCAGACTTACCTTTTGCTCTGCAAAGAAGTTGAACCAATCGTGTATCTTGTTTAGATATGTTCCATTAGTTGTGACTATTAGTTTGTGCCGAAATATGCCTGGCTTGGGTTCTATAATTCCTGGATCAAATAATTCACGCATCAGTACTACCCAGTCCTTAAACTGTGGATGCACAGTAGGTTCACCACCCAATATGTTAATTTTTTCGATATTTAGTTCAGCCGCCCAGCGTTCAAATATGGGTTTAAGGTCATCAATATTCTGATGACCTTTGTATTTGAAGTTATTAAAGTAATAACAACCCGGGCAGTTTAGATTACAAACATTGGTTATATAAATGTTTGCATAAGCTAGATTAAGTTTCTCCATAGTGGTATTTATGGAGCAAATCTATTACTCTTCCGTATCTTCTAGTTCTACAGTGGGAACTTCTGCTTTCTTTTTAACTCGGCGCCCCCATACATTGGTTTCTTCGCCAGGTAATTGTCCACTTTTACCAATGGGCGCATGTTCAATCTTGCCACCTTTGGCTAAAAATTCAGCAATGGCACGATCTGATTCTGCATTAAGTCGTTCGTTTGTGGTAGTCATATATTTCCTTTAAACTTGTTCTTGATCAATTACTGCTCGTAGAATTTCTTCCACCATTTGGTTCAGTGTGATATCTCGCTCATGTGCTTTCTTCATAAGTTCAAACATCAAGTCATCTTCTAAATCCAACGGCACAGTCACACGAGTGTCATATGTTTCGCCTGCTTTAATGGCCAGAGACTTTTGAATAAAGTCGTCATCTGTTTCTAGATCTACGAAATCACAATCGTCCCATGCTTCGTTATCCAACTCAATGGCAGGATCCTTTAGTCGGTAGGCACGTTTGTTAGCATAGTCACATGCTTCTACAGTGTAGACACGTTGATCGTCGCTGGGATCAAACGCAATGAAGAAACTGTAGCCATCATGCTCACCGTTCCACGAACTCATACTGTACAATCCTGGGATGTTAGTAAAGAAGTCACTACCTTCGGTGACCTTGTAGTCTACCAATTCCATCCATTCTTTAAGCGTCAGCATTACACCAACTCCTCTACAATGCCTAGAACTTCTGCGGCAATAAGCAAGAAGCCTGCATAAGCAACTTCTCCGTTTAGTAGTGCAATACCTGCGGCTACACGAATACCACTTTTTGCCAAACTAACATAAAAATGTCCACGGCTTGTATCTTTAGGTTGAACTTCCATTTTTATTTCCTTTAGTTGTAATCTCGGTCAATCTGCACACTTGTCAAACCTGCAATAATTTGGAACTGTTCCCATGCTTCTTTAACTGCGGGATTAGTTTCCAATTCTTCTGGTGGGAGGAAGGTTTCTAGCCAAATCTCAGGACGCCTTATAGGATAACCACCCGTCATTCTAGGCTGATGTAGTTTACCATCTACAAACAATCGTTGCGTGAGTTCTTTAAACTCTGCTTCACGATCTGCATACTTATTCCAAGGAGTTTTGGAAAATGCAGTACCTTGATTTGTATACCCGTCCCAGATCTCTGCCCAGTCACCTTCGTTGAGTGGATGGAACTTGGTACGGGCAATGATCACCAGGACATCTTCGTAATCCACCCTGCCTTCAAAGATGTCTAGTAAACAACGACTAAAACTTAGTCCTACTTTCATACAATTCCTTGTACGGTTAGTAGATCCAACATCAAGTCTTCGACTTGCGTTTCCAAATCCGCTAGTGTACCATTGTTATCGATTACAAAATCTGCCATGTCCTTGGTAATGTTCATACTAGAAACATCTTCTGGTGGCAAGTGCTGACTACGATCCACCCAGACGGAATAGTCATAAACACCTTCAGCCTTCATAGCCGCCATCTCATCCTTGTTACGCAACCCGCAGTAGATGTCATGTGCGGCAAAGATGTTGCGTCCCAGGCGTGCTAGGTCATTCTTGCAATAATCGTGAATCATAGTATACCATTCTGCACGATGATTGTGTCTGTCATTATAGCAGTCCATGTAGGTTTTATAACCATACTTGTCTTTTAGTTCATCATAGATAAACAACTTAGCACAAAACTCACTACTGCTCTGAAATTCTAAACCAAATCTCTGATTTAGAATATCACACACGGTATCTTTACCGTGGCGTCCGTAACCTAGTACTAGAATCTTCATCGTTTCTTTCCGGTCTTTTCTTCGTAGTGTGCGTAGATACCGAACTCGGGACGGGCTTCTTTATTATCCTTGATAATCCAAACTGTATCACAATAGTCTTCTACCAGCGTGGGGTTCCAACCCCAGAAGCAATAGTCTGTAAATACAATCAACTTCTTGGGTTCAATGTCATTTGCCTGCAAATAATTCCAAATACAATGCGGGTCAGTACCACCACCGCCACCTGGTTGGTAGTCCATGATATCATCCATGTTCTCTGGTGAGAATTGTGCAGGAGCATGTACGTCTGTGTCCCAGCAGAAGATGTTGATGTTATAGTCATCATATGATTCCATGATGCCTTTAACTTCACTCAAAAACAATTTAATGTCGTTATCACTGATTGATCCTGATGTATCGATAGCAACTGTCACATCAACACGGTTGCCAGGGATAGTACCAGGCATAACTGCATCCATGTGCCAACTACGTCGGCTGGGACGCATCCAGCTGAAATCACTTTTAACCACACTCTCGATTTGTTGTTGCAACAATTCACGCCAGTCCATCTGCGGTTCAGTGAGTTCCTTAATCATGCGCTTAACGTTCTTGGGCAAGTTGTCTGCACCAGAACTTTGTGCCGCCTGAATCATTGCTTCTTTAATTTCCTCACGGATCTGTTTCTTCTGTTCTTCTGTTAAGGGATTAGGGCGACCTTTGCCATTGCGTTCCTTGCCCTCACCTTCGCCATCACCCTGACCTTCCATGTGGTCGTCAAGTAGTTGGTCAATCAAATCATTAATGTTGATCTTTTCTGCGTTCTCATAGAGATCGTCATAGACTTCTTCCCATGACCAGCCTTCATATTTTTTATCGTAGAGAATAGGAACAACCGTAATCTTATCACCAATGCGTTGGTTAATCAGGTCTGCGTTAACACAATAATCTTGTGCAATATTACTCAGTTTGGGATCACGTTCACCACGTCGTCCCATGTGGTCATAAACATTGTGCAGGACTTCGTGTCCAAACAAAAACTCTACCTGCTTTGCTGGCAACTTACAGATAAACTCGCTGTTATAGAAAAAGTTACGCCCGTCCGTTGCCGCGGTGGGCAACCAACTGTCACCATTTACCAGAGTAAGACGTGTAGCCAAGTTACCAAAGAACGGAGCTCGCAACAATAAACCAATACGACCTGTAATCAGTTTCTCACGAGCTTCTACATCCTTCTTTGGGTCAGTTACAGTGACAGGTTTAGCGGCTTCTTCAGCGGCTTTTTTGAGGAGATCTTCTGCGATATCTTTGGCGGTTTGCGTAGTCATGTTATTTCCTTTATACATGTATTATAGCACAAATACGAATTAACGTCAAATAACCAAAAAGGGCCGAAGCCCTTTCTGTTATCGACTACTATCAGCCGCCGCAACAATGTACTTACCAAACCTCTTATGGAACTCTTCAAAGCTCTTGAGCTTGCTGGGTACCATGGGCAGGTTGTAGGTAGTAAGAGCAGTTCGTGCGCCCATAACCACAACTTCTGTAGTAAAGTTATCCATCATGAAACGGAAGAAGTTATCAGCCATTTCGTCCCAGGTTACCTTGACATTTTCAGGCATTTTCTCTTTAAAGTCCTTCAACTCATAGCACATATTAACCGTTAACGAATACATAGCAGAGATTTCTTTAGTCTCCAACTCCTTGACTTTACCTGTCAGGATATCAGTAGGCTTGGGCATCTTGCTAGAAATTTTACGGTGAGCCATAAACTTCAATGCAGTGCCTTCACCAATAGAACCTGAAATCAAATCCATCAGTTCTGATTCAGAACAATCGTCGTCTGCCAACAATTCACTGGTAAAAGTCCAGGTGCGTGGTGTAGCAAAGGCACGGCTAGAACTCTTGGGGTCAAAGTCCATGAGGTCGCTCTTGGCAAAGTTCAAATAACCTACCACATCACTGTGGATGCCTTTGTTAACTGCCCACTGTTCCCAACTATTAAAGTCAACACGAATCTCCAAGTGCAGGAAACGATTTGCCAGTGGACTAGGCATACGATAGGTAACACCTTTGTCTGACTCACGGTTACCAGCCGCAATAATTACCACGTTCTTAGGCAGTTTATACTTGCCAACCTGACGATTCAGAATCAACTGATAACCAGCCGCCTGTACCGCAGGAGCCGCGGCGTTCATCTCATCTAGGAACAAGACTACGACAGGATACTTTGCCGCTTCTTCTTCAGTGGGCAAGTCTACGGGAGGAGCCCAGTCCATCATGTTGGACTCTTTGTTATAGTAGGGAATACCACGCAGATCTGTTGGCTCCAACAATGGCATACGCAAGTCGTATAGAGCACCGCCCAACTCTTCGGTAATGCCTGCAACTAATTCACTCTTACCAATACCAGGAGGACCCCAGAGGAAAAGCGGACGTTGATTCTTAAAACACTTGAGAATACGACTGCGAGCTTCTGAAGGTGTTACTGTACGGGTTTCTGTGATAGACATGTAGGCTCCTTTAAAAATCTATGTCTTAATTATAGCAGAATGCTGATTTAACGTCAAATAGAGTAGGCTTCTTTAGGAAGCCCATCAATCAGAGGTTGTTCACTAATTCCATGACTGTTGTATCCCTGCAACACTGTGTCGTAATAACGCAACGGTGGAACGTCGGGTTCTGAACCGTCAACCATGTAGTAGACAAGGGCGTTGACAATTACGTCACCATGTCTAACCTGTGCATACTTTCTGTCATAAAAGACAGGATAGCCTTCAAGTCGATCCAGAGCTTGGAGACAATCATCTGTGAGTCGCCATAGCACACCAGGTGCATCATGTCCAGGTTCTTCTACTACGTCACAGTAGTATTTAAAAACCATCTTATAATTTAGGAGTTCTGCTCGTCCTAAATCAATAGCACCAGGACAACGATGTCGCATTTCGTCGCTGTTAGTGTTCATGCCGTAGGCAAAATAATAGTGTGTCGTCATACAAGTATTATAACAAATTTAGGATTTACTGTCAACGGCGCATGCTGGCAATATCTTTGGCTTCCTCGTCGCTGAAGATAGGTACTGCATTTGATTTGTGCATAGTACCAATACCTTTGATCTTGGTACCAGTGTACTGCGGAATGTCTGCTGTCTTTACTGCACCTTTGTGTCCAGTATCCAGACTTTCGTAACGCTTGGTTTCACGTCCAGGGGGAGCGTTTAATGAATAGGTGAGTGTTTCTGCTGACATAGCACGGTTGCGCTTCTTAGCATCAGCTTCAACCTCCCACTTCTTCTGTAACTCTTTCCAACTTGCGTCAAGCTCACGTGCCTTACGGGCTTCGTCTGCATTACGGAACTTCTTTTTGCCCTTGTACTTGCCAGTCTTACTGAGCCAGGGTCCTTCTAGATGCATTGTCATAGGATACCACGTTAGTTGATATGCCTATATTATAGCAGATTATTGATTTATTGTCAAAATCTTTCTGGTTTCTCACGAACATGGAATCCAGTTGTATATGGGTCAATTTCTGTCCCTTCAATGACTAATCTCTCCCAATATTCTGCGTATTTTTTTTGTTTTTCCGTCAATATTATACCTACCTTTGATAGATATTCAAAGTGTTCTAGTGGCGTAGGGTGCAGATCAATCCTTATATTATAAGGAATCAAGTCAAAACTTGTCAGTTCATCTATTAACGATGCGGAATAGGTGTCCCATTGTTTTTCGAGGTATGTTTCGACATTAGGCCAGGAGCTACCTTTTAATGAATTCCAACGTTCTTCAACTTTAGACTTGCAAAACTTTTTATTCCCATTATAGTTTCTACTATTCCAATCATTATTGAATATTACTTCGTAAACGCTTGGTTTTATTACAGACAAGGTGTCTTCATATAATAATTTTATTTTTTTGTCGATGGTAGTTTTAACTAAGTCGGGCCAGGACCAATCCTTTTCATTTAATGGAGCAATGATGAAAAAATAGTAGTTGCACCCAATACTGTCTAATATATTTTTGACTGCATGAATTACGGATACAGAAGTTAAAAAGTATCCATCTGGATCCGAAAAATATTTTACATAGTTGGGGACTATCTCATTAAACTGGGTGTCGTTATAGATGCTTCCATTTAACCGCCATTTTCCTTTTATATATCTATCTTCTCTGTTAGTGGTGCTCCACATTATACCCACAGTATCATTTTTTGTTATATTATTTCGAGACATGCATTCCATAAGACTGTATAAAATAAAATGGTTTCCTGCTCCTGTCCTTCCCCAATTTTGATATTCGTCGAATTCTTGTGACATAATGTCTGCCCAGGTTGGCCAACGATAATTGGTAAAGCTACAACCAAATGTAAATAATCTTTTCATTATTGAAAATTCTCCAAGTATTGTTCCAGGTCACCGCCCATTAATTGTAGCATAATCAAATCACGTTCTCCAAAGAATACAATTGTATCCACTCGTGGAATATAAAACGGCGTTGTTAAGTGCCTATCCAAAAGCATATATATCTTGGCACTCTTACCAATGCTTTTAATTTTCATTGAATGAGATTCTAGTTTTACAAAGTTGACTAGACAGTCATGCCCTGACTTTGTGAGACGTAGGCTAGTTTTGCTTATGGGATTTTGCCACCAACTCCAGAGATACCGTTTAAACAATGCTGGATCTAAATCCAGCTCTCGCATAAAAATATCTGTAAGTTGTTCTTTGGTCACGGATAAATCTGTTCGCCCTGCTTGAGCAACACGACCGTGAACTTGTCTGTTTTGAAAAGAGTGTTCAGTTTTTTAGCCAGATTGATTGCATGGCCAGGATTACTGAAGCTAACCTTCTTGTATTTGGGTCCGGGGTAGTTTACTAGTATATTGTGAGATTTTAAATTAATAGGCTCACCATCGTAAAATACTGCCCAGATACCTTCACTACTAAGAACTTGTTCGCTCTTGTAAGTTGTTTTGTTTATGTTCTCTAATCGAACTGTTGGTTTAGGTCTTGACATTGTAATATTATTTATGCCAGATAACTACGCACTTTATTAGTCGCTCAAAACTTTCCACCATCCATCTCAATAACAGTGACTTCACCATCTTCTTCTGTATTATCTAGTTTTGCTGTTAAATCAGCAATTTGGGCAAGCAATCCAAATACCTCTGTATGTAGATTTCTAGCATCCTCGGCAGTAAACAAAATATCTTTACTGCGTGTTTGATTCATGGCACGGATACGATCATTAAACTTTTTTAATGTTACACTCAAGTTTTCTGACATGCTAATGCCTCCTTGGCTTCTTCGGGTGTTTTAAATGGTCCCATGTACTGATACCTACTGAGTGTGATACTCTTGGGACAAGACTCTGGTATCCATGTGCCACTAAACTTGACTAGGTAGTGACCCGCACAATAAAAACTTTTTGACTTTGCACTCTTAGTAAAAAGTGGAACTTTACGTTTAACATCGTAGACTTCATTATGTGGCTTAAAACAACTGGGATAGCCATATACGTCGTATGTTTCTGTTTTTGACGTCTCAGTCTGTTTACCAAACTTAATGTTATATGCCTTGGTTAGAGTTTTTAAATTATTGAATTTCTCTCTAACATCGCCATGCACATATACAACTCCACCATTCAATTCGTCAACAGTTTGAATAGTACCGATTTTAACTGAACCTTGTTCTACAATCCAGTATTTGTTTTTAATAACTGGTTTTGCTAATAAGTCGTCTGACATTTTTATCCTTTTGAATTATACGTTGCAGATAGAAACTCTGCATATTGTTGAGCGTATTCACTGATCTTTACTAAATCATATTTACCGCAAAATTTCATGAGCTGAGCGCCAATCATTGGACGATTTAATGGTGTGCTTGCTGTTGAAATTGTTTCAGTAATGCAGGTTCGAACATCTTCTGGCTGTCTAGTCAAATCAACCAAGGTGCAATTACGCTCATAGTCGTCTAGT